CAAAGAAGTCACAGTCGATGGCACAGAAAGACCGAGCGAAACTACTTCGCAGCCGTTCATACCATGGAGAAGCCAGCGGGAAATCCTGCGAGAAGTAGCCAACTGCGTAGCAACAGGTCAAGACATAGCGTGGGCGAAGAGCAGAGAGATGGGCGCATCGTGGCTCATGCTATCGCTGGCTCTGTGGGGATGGACATTCCATGGCTGGTCAGTGCTACTCTGCTCACGTACCGAAGACCTAGTAGACCGCTCTGGTGACCTTGACGCACTCTTCCCTCGTATCGACAGCATGATTGAACGATTGCCGTCGTGCCTGCTGCCTGACTGTCCAAGGGCAGACGTTCAGCCATCAGGGAAGAACCGCAGGCACATGGTGCTCACGCATCCAGACGGTCACTCAATCGTAGGTCAGTCAACAACCGAACACATTGGTCGAGGTGGTCGCCGTACGTGCGTCATCTTCGACGAAGCAGCAGCACAAGAGAAGCTAGAGTCAGCGTGGAGGTCAGCGGCAGATACAACGTCGTGCCGAATCGCTGTAAGTACACATCTGACAGGTAGTTACTTCACTCGTTCAATATGGGCGAATGCTTGTGACCTCAAGGAACCCAAGCCGATTCTCACAACGTATGTTGGTCATCCACTTAAAGCTGCTGGCGGAGAGTGGCGCACCGACAAAGATGGAACGGTAACGGGTGAGCCAGCGAGGCGATACTACTGGTCACCGTGGTTCGAGCGACAGATGGCTCGCCGAGACATGGTGGACATGAGGGAGAATGTGTTGGCTCTGCCATCATCAGCTGGCAAAGGGTTCTTCCCTCTTGCCAACATCGTAAGATGCAGGGCGGATGTCTATGCTCCAAGGCGGTGTGACGTGGGCAACGATACGCTCATCGACTCCCCACACGGCAACTGGAGGATATTCAAGGAGCCAACACGGGCAGACAAACTGATAATTGCAGCTGACCCAGCGTATGGAACAGGACGAAACAACTCGGCGGCAGTGATGATGGACGTTGATAGACGTGAGGTAGTAGCCACATACATCGACCCGCATTGCTCGCCGTACGAGTTAATCCAGATAATGGCTCACGCTGGTAGGACGTGGGCAAGAGGTAGGTCGAACCTACTCATTGGCTGGGAGGTGAACGGTGCTGGTGCTGCCATGCACAAGGACTTGCTGCGCCTGCGCTACCCAGCGATATGGAGCTCCAAGAGGAACAGGTACGGCTGGCTGTCTACTCGGCAGTCCAAGCGTGAGTTGTTCGGAGGGTTGGCTCGTGCCATTGCAGACAAGACCATCACTATCCCAGACGTGGAAATCCTGAACGAGATGGAAACCACGATAGTCTATGACAATGGTGGCATAGGTCCTGCTCGGCTGGAGATAGACAAGTCTTCGGGAGCGGCAGAGGCACACGGTGACCGAGTAGTTGCCATGGCTCTCGCACTTCTGATGTGCGAAACGTCCACAGGGCACTCTGACAGGGTAGAGCCAGAAACGGGCTTACCAGATTTCTCTGCCAAAAGCATCCTAAAAATGGAAGAATTATTATAATTATTGCAATTATATTGTTGACAACTTGTTGATAACTTGTGTATTGTGACGATAAGTCTAAGCAAAGGGAGCATTTAAATGGCGCAAGAAGTAGAGAGAACCAAGCCTGTAACAATATTTCACGGGCAGACGTTGAACATAGACGGGGCTACAGTACTGGGAGCTTCGGCTGACCTCGTGGCTTCTGAGGTAACTATCAAGGCGATGGTTACAAACGTAGACTCTGTGTATGTTGGAAGCCATGTAGACGTAGGCGGCACAACAGTTACAGCAGCAAACGGATTTGAGTTACGTGCGGGGCAACAGGTGACAGTTACGGCTGGCTCACCTAGCCAGTTGTATGTCATAGCAGCCACAGGCACGGCTGATGACGTATCTTGGATAGCAACATAGCAACACATAAAGGGGCAGACGATGCCACAAGGTAAAGGTACGTACGGAAGCAAAGTAGGAAGACCACCTAAAAAGAAGGCTACTACCAAGAAGAAGGTCAAGAAGGTCAAGAAGAAAAGGGCTGGCTATTGAACATAAACACGTTGAACAATAACAACAACGTCTATGACTCGGTCGTCACTCCACCGCGTATGGCTGACCTAACTCTGTGGATAAGTATGGAACACGTAGAAACGTCTAACGGCACGGATGTTACGGATGCTTTTGACCGCTCAAGATGGGGCAATCATTTGACGCAAGGCACAGCAGACAAACGTCCGCACTTGGGGGTAGTGGCAACCAAGTATGGCGGGAGGAAGGTTCTAGGGTTTGACCAAGCAGGCGGCGCTTTAGAAAGGACAAACACGTATCTTCAAGACACGGACGCTGACTTGGCTTCTATGTTTGGTAGCGATGTTGTGGAACCCGTAACAGACCCTGAGTTTACAGTTGCCCTCGTGTTAAATGAAGAAAGCGGCAATAGTGGCACAAATAAGTTCTTTACTATAGAAGAGAATACGGGGGCTGGCTTTGATGCGTTCAGGCTTGAAAGAGTCGTTGACTCTTACTCTACATTCGCGCTATACGGCGACGCAGATACTGCTGATTTTGGCGACCAATCATTTACATTGGGAACGCCAGTGACAGTTATTAGCGTGCTATCACAAGGTGGAGCTGCAATGGAGTTTCACCAGTGGGTGGGCGGTACGGCAAACACTTGGGACGGAGCTGGTTCAGCAGCAGCCCCAGCTAACCCTAATCAAATGTTTATAGGCGGTGTTGCAACTATAGTGTCGCTCGCAGCAGTCAAGAGTGGCGGTTCTGGCGCAAAGTGCAATATAGCCGAGGTTCTTGTTTGGAAGGGTGCACACACAGCAGCGGAGAGAACTGAAACACTTAACTACCTAAGAGACAGGTGGGATTGCGACTGATGCTACAGCTAGAAACAGAACAACTAAGAGACGAAGTGGTAGCCGCACGAGAGTGGCGAGACAAACACTTGATGTCGTGGTCTGAGCAGATACGAAGATTCTCTGGCTCATCCTACCTAGAGGAAGGTGGAGATGACAACCCAGAGAACTTTGCATATTCGTTTGTTGGCTTGATACTCCCGAAGCTCGTGTACGACGTGCCGAGGGCAGAGATAGAAGCAGACGACCCAATCGCAGACGGCATGACTAGCGAGCTGATGGAGTCGGCAATGAACCGATGGGCAATGCGCTCCAGCATACGAAAGACGTTGACACGAGTGGCGACTGATATGTTGTTCTCGTGGGGCATTGTGATGACAACCCGCAAGCCAGCTAAATCGTTGCGACGCATCGACCCGCACCACATGGGCACAACTCCCCGTGTATATCGAATAAGTCCAGAGCATTTCATTATTGACCCAGCGGCAGACTCGTTTGAGGAAGCTCGGTTCATGGGTCACAGTTACACCATTGACCTAGACGACCTAAAGAAGAAAGGCAAAGAAGAAGAGTACTACGACAAAGAGGCGATAGAAGAGTTGACAGTTAGCGACACTGACGACTATAGGTTTAAGTACGGAGTTCGTAGAGATATCCCTGACAGAGAACAGGTAGTAGTTACAGAGATATGGGTTCCAGAGCACGAGTTAGACGGGCATCCAAAGGATGGCAAGCACAACGGTTCAATCTATGTGATAGCCGAGGGCTCTGAAGGCGATGTCAAGATGATTAGCGAGCCTCGCCCATACTTCGGACCACCTACAGGACCATACACAATGTTTGGTGCGTACTGCGTGCCAAGCGACCAATTCCCCTTGGGACCACTGACTGCGTCAGACCAGCTAGTACAAGAGCTCAACAAACACTTAAAGTCTATGAGTACTTCAGCGTCTGCTTATCGCAGATTAGTGGCGGTCGATTCAACGGCTACGAAGTTCGCACAGGATATTGCGAACAAGCCAGACCTTCATGTGATTCCAGTGGACAACTTGAACAAAGACAAGGTTGTGCAAATGGAATTGGGTGGAGTAACACAGCAGCAGATTGGGTACACAGAGATGACGCAGAACCGTCTCGACAGGCTGACAGGTTTGTCCGAGGTAATGCGAGGGAACATCCACGGTGACACAACTGCAACCGAAGTAACTACAGCAGCATCATCAGCGGGTGTTCGAGTAAGTTGGCTGCAACAACAGTTTGCTCAAGCGGTAGCAGAAGTTCTATGGAACGTAGGCTGGTATCTCTGGCACGACGACCAAGTGACTATGCCATTGGGCAAGGAGGGCATGAAGATTGCTGGTGTTGACAGTACAGTAAAATGGAAGGGAGGTCGCAAGGATAGTTACGCGGCGCTCTCTATCAGGGTGCAAGCTCACTCAATGCAACGAGTTGACGAAGCCCTGCAACAAAAGAGAAGTGTTGAACTATTGCAACTTGTTATGCAAGTTGGACAAGCAGCTCCCGCAATGCCATTCGTGGATTGGGAGAAGTTGCTGGAACAGGTAGGCGATTCATTGAATATGCCAGACCTCAGCAGCATTATCAACATGAAGAAGGCTGAACAGCCACAGATGCCCAATCCACGAATGGCATTGCGGGAGCTGCTTGTCCAACTTGCATAA